GTTAATAACTTCAAAGAAAGTCAGGCATAAAAATCAAAGCACGTTTAACGATCAAGTCTTGTCTGCGGTTTCACGTCCTACTGACCGTGGTTTTCGATTGTCAAAAGGTAAAAGCAAGAGAAAAATTGACGGTGCTATCGCCATGGTTATGTGTTTGGACCGTTTAACCTACCCAACTAGGCCAGCTGAACCATCCAACATCGGTATTGTAGAATGGTGAGAGCCATGTTTATTGCTATTGAAGTCATCGGCTTGCTATTTATTGTGGCTGGTGTCTATGCATATAGTCAACCTATGGCTTACATTGTATTTGGTGCTGGTCTTTTGATGGGGAGCTATTTTTATAACCGATGAGTATATTTGCTAGAAAAACTGAACAACGAGACGCTGCTTTAGGCAATCTTGCCGATTTGTTAGCTCAAAGAGACGGACTTCCTGCTTGGGCTGGCGAAAGTGTCACTGAAAATACAGCACTTGGTGTGTCAACGGTTTTGGCTTGTGTATCTATCTTGGCAGATTCAATTGCTGCACTTCCTATAAAAGTTTATCGTGAGTTTGACGACAGAAATATTAATTTAAAGACCCCTAGATTTATAAAAACACCGAACATGAACCAGTCAAGGTTTGAGTTTATTCATCAGCTTGTTGCGTCTATGGCTTTGCATGGAAATGCTTATATTCTTGTGGATCGTGACACGGCTGAGCGTCCAATTGCTTTGAGTAACTTGCATCCTGATAAAGTCAAAATAAAAATGGAAGGTAACCAAAAATTATATAAATTTAACGATCGCATTTACTCTAAAAATAATATTTTGCACTTCACTTGGTTCACATATCCTGGTTCTTATCTAGGTGTTTCGCCTTTAAAAACTCAAAAGAACACCATTGGTGTTGCTCTTGCTATGGAACGTCACATCGGTCAGTTCTACGGTCAGGGTGCTACCCCATCATCAATCCTGGAAACTGACCAGGCCATGACTAAAGAGCAGGCGGAAGTTTTACAAGCTACCTGGACTAATTCTCACAATCGTCAGAGAAAGCCTGCGGTTTTAACTGGTGGTTTGAAATGGAAGGCCATATCTGATTCTGCTGGTGACGAGCTTGTTAGAGCTAGGGATCAAATTGTGAAAGAAATAGCTAGGGTTTATCGGATTCCGAGTTATCTAATTCATGCTGAGGGTTCAACTGGTCTTTACTCAAATGTTGAGAGTTCAGGTATTCAATTTGTACGCCACACTTTGTTACCTTGGTTGTCAAGAATTGAGGAAGGTTTTACTAGTCTTTTACCTGGAAGTTCATACGCCAAGTTTGATGTTGCTGAATATCAAAGAGGTGACCGTGCGAACACCATTCGTGCTGCTCAAGTTGCAATTACTTCAGGTATCTTTACGCCAAATGAAATTAGGCAGCAGCTTGACTATGAACCATATGAGGGTGGTGATAATTTTTACCTCGGCTTGCAAGGAGCACCTGTTGGTCCTGACATTCCGCCGCTTGGCCAGGATTCCGTTGAGCCTGAACTTACTGAAAATGAAGAGCAGTAATTATTAGATTGTTGTCCTGATGATTCAAAAAATAAAAGAAAATTTAGGCTTAGTTGCTACGGCTATAGCTCTTATGGGTTCTGTTGGTGCTGGTCTATCTACTGCTGGTGACATAGTCAATACATTACAAAATATTGATGACAGAATGAACCAGGTAGAAGTAGATTTTGAAATGCTAAAAGAAAGCACTTTTGTCCAGGGCGATATTGCTGTTCTGTTTGAAAAAGTCCAGAAATTAGAAATGACTAATGACACTAATCAATATGTGCAAATAGAAAAATGGGAATGGGACGATATAAAAAGACAAATTACTCGCCTTGAAACTCAATTCATTGACCAAGAACAGGATTTGAATGTACTTAGAGAACTTGAAGATAGGATTAGTTGGTTGGAGGTTAATAGGTAATGCCTTATTCAATAATCCACGACCATCCTGAATGTCCTATTGAGTCAGGGGAACCTGGACCAGACCAGGTTGGTGGTCATGCTGTTGTCAAAGATGATGACGGTCAATTGATGGGTTGTCATAAATCGCATGAGTCAGCTGAGGACCAAATCAAAGCACTTTATTCTGCTGAAAATGAGAGAGCTAAACATTCTGATGCGTCAACGCCTGCACCAAAAGAGGACCAAATCGAGGGATCTAAAGAAAAGAAAAGTTTAAGGCATGAGATTAATGTTCCTGAGTTTATCCGCAATAATGCTGCTCGTGGTTTAGAAAATTTACAGTTTGCTGGTCAAGGTTTAACTGATAAAACTAAAAGGGAGGCACGTCAAATGCGTGATGGTGTTGTATCTCATGATAAAGCACTCCGCATGCAGGCATGGTTCAAAAGACACTTACTGGATTTTGAAGGTGAGGCTGCTAAGAAGTTTTTAAGTGGCGAAAGCGACCGCATGAGTCCTGGACTCGTGGCGTGGCTTTTGTGGGGTGGCTCTTTGTCAAAAGCTACCCGTCTTGATGCTATGCGTTGGGCCGAGCGTCAAGTTGCACGTCATGCTGATGATCGTGCAATGTCTAGGCCACAGCCTGCTAGTCAGGCGATTGGTATTATAAAACGCATGAGCGAAAATAAAGAAACCCGTTTTTTTGAACTGCGGGCTGAAGCTGATATTGATAGCGACGATTTAATTTTTACTGGTTATGCATCTGTTTTCGATTCGCCTTATCGTGTCGCTGATTCTCGTGGTGTTTATAACGAAACTGTAACCCGTGGAGCTTTCTCAAAAACTCTAAATGAACAGGACGATGTAAAGTTTTTAATTAATCATGATGGCATTCCATTGGCTCGCACTAAGTCTAAAACTTTAGAACTTAGAGAGGATGAGCATGGTTTGTTTGTAAAAGCCAAGTTAGATGAGTCAAACCCTAAAGTTGCAGAGATCGCGTCTGCACTAAAAAGAGGCGATTTGTCAGAGATGAGCTTTGGTTTTCATGCTATCAAAGATGAATTTACCGAGAATGGCGAAACTAGAACGCTCAAAGAACTTAGATTATTAGATGTATCTGTTGTCACATGGCCTGCAAATCCAGCAACACTTGCGAGTATTCGTGGTGTTGACCTGGGCGAACTCCAGGAAGTCTTAGCTGAGGTTAGGTCTGACCAGGAGCCAACTGAGGACCAGGTGGCGAAAATAACTGAAGTAATTGGTCAATTAAACGATCTCTTACCGAAGGCTCAAGTTACTAAATCAAATATTAGGGCTGCGGTTCGTGATTTAGAAGTTTGGGCGATGCAGAGCCGTTCTTAAAAGCCGACTACTCACTTTTGCGAACACTCACACTTTGTATATAAAAAAACTATTTAATTAGGAGTTAAATTGAAAATTAAGGAAATGTTAGAGAAGAGAGAGTCCTTAATCACTGAAGTCAAAGGTTTAACCGAGCTCGCCGAAAAGGAAGAGCGAGACTTCAATGAGGACGAAACTTCAAAATATGAAAGCCTTAAAAGCGAAATTAATGACCTTGGCGAAAGAATAACTGAAGCTGAGGAAATTAGAAAAGCTGAAAAAGAAATAGAGGAAAGCCGCCAAAAATTAGGCGTTGACGAAGAGTCATTAGACCCTGTTGTTGAGTCAATTGAAGAGCCTGGTGTTTATCATCGTGGTTCTGACCATGCATTCCTTACTGATGCTTTTAACGCTAGAAATGGTGACTACCTAGCTCAAGATAGAATTGAGCGACATCAAAAAGGAAACGGCGAAAAGAGAGACGTTGGAACTGGTGCATTTGCTGGTTTAGTTGTTCCTCAATATTTGACCGACCTTGTCGCTACTAAAGCTAGAGCTGGTTCCCCATTTTATAATGCTCTACCAAAGGCACCTTTACCAGATAAAGGTATGAAGGTTGAGCTATCAAGAATTACAACAGGTTCAACTAATGCTTTTCAAGCTAGTGAAAACTCAGCACTCGATGAGACCAATATTGATGACACTCTTTACACTGTAAATGTCAACACTATCGGTGGTCAGCAAGATGTAAGCCGTCAAGCAATTGAAAGAGGCACCGATCTTGAGGCTATTGTTTTCTCTGACTTGATTTCAGCTTATTACACTGAGCTTGATAAGAATTTAATTAATGGCGGTGGAACTGGCCAACCTGTAGGTATCAGCCAAGTCGGCGGTATAAACTCCGTGACTTATACTGATGCATCCCCTACTGTTGCTGAATTGTATCCAAAATTAATTGATGGAATTCAAAAAATAAATAGCAATAGATTTGCTGCTGCTACAGCTATCATCATGCATCCTAGAAGGTGGGGATTCCTCGCTGCTGGTGTTGATGGAAATAGCAGACCATTGGTATTGCCTGCTGGAAATCAGCCTGACAATGTTTATGGTGTTGGCGAAGCAGCCGCTTATGGTCAAGTCGTAGGTCAACTTGCTGGTTTACCAGTAATTGCTGACGCTAATATCAGAACTGACCTAGGTGCTGGCACTGAGGATGCTATCTATATTGTCAAAGCTGACGACCATATTCTCTTTGAAGAGACAGGTAGTCCGTTCAGACTTAGATTCGACGATGTCGGTTCAGGTTCATTGACAGTCAAACTTGTTTGTTATGGTTATGTTGCTTATGCATCAGGCCGTTATCCAGCAGGTATCTCTGCAATAACTGGAACTGGTTTAATCGCACCTACATTTTAATTAGGTAATTATTTAGCCAGGGTCCTAGTGATCCTGGCTAGATAAAATAAAGGAGTTTTAAAAATGGCGAAAATTAAACTTTCAAAAGAGCAGATTGCTGCTCTTAAGGAGGAACTGAAGGGTTATTTAGTTTATAAAAAAACTAAAAGAGCTGCTGAAGTTAAAAAGATTTTAAAAGATGCTGGCGTTCCTGAAACTGCAATGGC